ACCCTCGATTCTATCTTTAGCTCTGATATGGCTATTGGGAGATACGTTGCACAAAGGGCGGGCATCGGTATCAACGCGGGCAGAATCCGTGGCATCAACAGTAAAATCCGAGGCGGAGAGGTTCAACACACAGGTGTGGTCCCCTTCCTCAAAAAGTTTGAATCAACTGTGCGATGCTGCACACAAAACGGTATCCGAGGTGGGTCAGCGACTGTCCACTTTCCAATCTGGCACCAAGAAATCGAAGACATCATTGTCTTGAAGAATAACAAAGGTACAGAAGACAATCGCGTAAGGAAACTTGACTACTCCATCCAGATTTCAAAACTTTTCTACGAACGTTTCATTGCGGATGGAGAAATTAGCCTATTCTCACCGCATGACGTACCAGGTCTGTATGATGCTTTTGGTACTGACGCATTTGACGATCTCTATTTGGGTTATGAACAGGATGAGTTTACTCCAAGAAAGACTGTCGGTGCTCAAAAACTCATTCTGGACCTTCTGAAGGAGAGAGCAGAGACTGGTCGTCTGTATTTGATGAACATTGACCATTGTAACTCTCACTCGTCTTTCAAAGACAAAGTTGAGATGAGCAACCTGTGTCAGGAAATCACTCTTCCAACATATCCCATCAATCACATTGATGATACTAACGGTGAGATTGCCCTGTGTATTCTTTCTGCAGTCAATGTTGGAAAGATCAAATCCGATGAAGAATTGGAAGACCTTTGCGAACTTGCCGTTCGTGGACTGGAAGAACTGATTGACTATCAGGAGTATCCTGTAGCGGCAGCAGAACGCGCTACAAAGGCACGTAGGTCGCTTGGAGTAGGATTTATTGGTCTTGCTCATTATTTGGCAAAACTGGGGTATCAATATGACTCTCAAGAGGCATGGGATGCAGTTCATGGACTGTCTGAGTCTTTCCAGTATTATCTGCTGAAGGCATCCAATCAACTTGCAAAAGAGAAGGGTTGGTGTTCTGACTTTGGACGTACCAAATACTCTGATGGAATTCTTCCCATTGATACATACAAGAAGGACGTTGATGAAATTACCACTCAGGAGTTAGTTCATGATTGGGAGTCTCTTAGAGCATCTATCCTGGAACACGGACTGCGACACAGCACGTTGTCCGCACAGATGCCTTCGGAGAGCAGTTCCGTTGTGTCAAACGCCACAAACGGGATTGAACCACCTAGAGGATACTTGTCCATTAAGAAATCAAAGAAAGGACCCCTTAAGCAGATTGTTCCACAATATCAGTCTCTTAAGAACAACTACACGCTTCTTTGGGACATGGAGTCTAATCGTGGTTACATCAACGTTGTTGCCGTGATGCAAAAGTTCTTTGACCAGGCAATTTCTGGTAACTGGAGTTACAATCCAGAGAACTACGCAGACAATGAAGTCCCAGTGTCCACCATGGCACAAGACTTTTTAACTACATATAAGTACGGGTGGAAAACTTCTTACTACCAAAATACTCATGATATGAAAAACGATGAGGTAGAAGAAGCGGAAGAAGACAAATCCGAACTTCAAAACATACTTAGCGATTTAGAAAAAATAGAGGAGGGAGAGTGTGAGTCCTGTGCAATTTAAAGTTTCTTTAGAAGACAAGAAAACTGACATCAAAGGGATGACAGTTTTCAACACTGAACAAGTTAATACTAAGAAACAACCAATGTTCTTTGGTAAACCTCTTGGGGTCCAAAGATACGATTCATACAAATATCCAATTTTTGATAAACTAACTACTCAACAACTTGGTTACTTTTGGAGACCTGAAGAGGTTTCTCTCCAAAAGGACCGTGGTGATTATCACACATTGCGTCCCGAACAGAAACATATCTATACTTCTAATCTGAAGTATCAGATTATGCTTGACTCTATTCAGGGTCGTGGTCCTGGTATGGCATTTATTCCATATTGCTCACTGCCTGAATTGGAAGCATGTATGGAAGTGTGGGGATTCATGGAAATGATCCATAGTCGCTCCTACACGTATATCATCAAGAACGTCTATGCAGACCCTTCGGAGGTCTTTGATAAGATTGTCACGGACAACCGCATTCTGGAACGTGCTAGCAGCGTTACAGGTTCATATGACGACTTTATTCGTTGTGCTCAGCAGTGGGGCGGCGGTAATATGTGGCAAGAAGACTTTAGAGATTCACCTACATCCAAATGGGAAATCAAAGATGTCAAACGAAAACTCTACAGAGCAGTCGCAAACGTTAACGTTCTTGAAGGTATTCGGTTCTACGTTAGTTTTGCTTGTAGTTTCGCCTTTGGTGAACTTAAGCTTATGGAAGGATCAGCTAAAATCATTAGTCTCATCGCAAGAGACGAAAACCAACACCTAGCAATCACTCAGAACATTCTGAACAAGTGGAGAGATGGTGATGATCCTGAAATGAAACAAATCATGAAGGAAGAGGAAGAGTGGACCTATAAGATGTTTGATCGTGCGGTCAATGAAGAGAAGCGTTGGGCAGACTATCTGTTCAAAGACGGTTCTATGATTGGTCTGAACGATAAACTTCTTCAACAATATGTTGAGTGGATTGCCAATCGTCGCCTGAAAGGAATTGGATTGAAACCAGTTTATGATATTGCTGCGAAAAACAATCCTTTACCTTGGACACAGCATTGGATTTCTTCCAAGGGTCTCCAGGTTGCCCCTCAGGAAACCGAGGTAGAATCATATGTTGTCGGAGGAATTAAGCAAGATGTCAAAAAAGATACATTCAGCGGATTCAAACTCTGAGGATAAAGAACTTGAGTTGATTATGGATGCTTACAGGAAAGCAGCAGAATACGACGATTATATGTTTGGAAATATTGACTATGCTGAATCTTGGTTAGGAATAACTACATCAAAATAGTATAGATAGAGGAGTTACGACTCCTCTTTTTTATGCCACGCAATCAAATTACTGTCGCAGAGATGAGAACAAGAGTAGAGAAAATTAAAAATGAACTCTACTGGGAAGAAAATAAGTATGGTGAGGAAGCCAGAGGTTTAGCACATAAATATGTCAATATGGTGTTAGATGCTATTGATGAATATAGACTATGAAAATCCCTGGTATTTTGAAGGAACACCTTTTCTATCTGAGAATATTGACGATAACTTCGGTTTTGTCTATCTCATTACAAATCTCACAAACAATCGCAAGTACATCGGTAGGAAATACTTCTGGTCATTCAGAAAACCTCCAGGGAAAAAACGTAGAGTAAAAAAAGAATCTGATTGGAAAAAGTATTATGGGTCTTGTCCAGAACTTAAAGAAGAAATTGAACGAATTGGGAGACAAAATTTTAGTAGAACTATCATCAGCTTACATAAAACAGCTGGCAAAACAAACTTTGAAGAAACAAGACAACTCTTCGTTAATGGAGTCCTCACCGAATCACTTGACGACGGAACACCAAGATACTATAATAGCAACATCCTCAGCAGATACTTTAGAAAAGACTATTATGGAAAAAACGACTGAACCAGTTGTACAAATTCGTGACTGGTCAATCGACCGTATTCATCATCTTGCTGACACTGGTGACCTTCACCAGCAGTTTGACGCAGTTGCGATTGCAGAAGAATTTGACGAATGGATTAATATCCCTGAAGACGTAGTTGAATTGGAATATCTTTCACTAGAAGATTTGGACGATAAAGAAGCAGATATTTCTTGACAAGGTTCCCCACATGCCTTATAATATGTG